ATTTGGCAACCGCTGATTCAGACAAACCAACCGAAGGAGACCAAGTGTCTGACACTACCGCTCCTGCTCCTGCCGTTGAAGAAGCGGTAGAAGCAGCCAAAGTAGAAGCTGCAGCTCCAAAGCCAGCTTTCTACACAACTCCTCGCCTTGAATTTACAAAGGCGAAATATCTTGAAAACAGCATCCGCGCCGCTCTTGGCGATGATGATGCTCGCTCTTACCTACGCGCTGCAGATAACACAACTGATAACGCAGGTTTTATTCCAACACCACAAAGCACCACATTAATTAATGGAGTAGCTAACGGAGATCGCGGATTTATCGATGCTCTTTCTCGCGAAACCCTTGCAGCTAGCGGAATGACTTTCGAGTTGCCTCGCATCAATACTGCTCCAACTGTGGCCTTAACAAATGAAGAAGCTGCACCATCCGACACAGATATGGGCACAGCTTATATTTCGGTGGATGTCAAAAAGTTCGCAGGCCAGCAGACTGTATCGATAGAGCTAATTGACAGGAGCTCACCTGCGTTCTTCTCCGAGTTAGTTCGTCAAATGGAGTTCGCATACGCAAAGGCAACTGATGCTTATGCAGTTACTCGCGCTTCTGCAACGGCAACTGCTTCAACCGCTAAGGCTGGAGCAACAGCTGCTAACTATCTTGCTTTCTTTGCTAATGCTGCAAAGAATGTTTATACAGGATCACTTGGCTTTGCTCGCAATGTTGTAGTTTCTCCAGATGTATGGGCTGAGATTATGGGATTGAACGACAATGGCCGTCCAATCTATATTGCTTCAAATCCTGAAAATGCTGGTGGAGCACTTTCACCTCAAGCACTTCGCGGAAATGTTGCAGGGCTTGACCTTTATGTTTCTCGCTCACTTTCTGGAACTGGCGATGGATCAATCTATGTTATTAATCCTGATGCTCTTACTTTCTACGAAAGCGCTCGCTTGACACTTCAGACCAATGTAATTGCATCTGGTCAAATCTCCGTAATGTATTACGGCTATGCAGCAGTAGCTCCAAAGCTTCCTGGTGGATACACCTCGAACGACAACGCATAGTAAAACCCCTAATAGTGAGGGCCAGTCCGCTCCCGAGCTGGCCGCTCACCTAACTGCTTGAAAGGATGACGAAATGCCAACGATAGTTACGGCCACAGAGCTTAGGACAATTCTTGGCGTTTCGTCATCCCTATATTCAGATGCTTATCTTGGCGATATAGTTGATGCTTCGGAGAATTTAGTTCTTCCAATGCTAGTTACTTTTCAAAGCAAGATTAACAAAGTAAAACTAGAAAATAATGTTGCTTACTTTGAAACTGCAACAATTCAAGAATTTACAGAAGGCCAATCCGTAATTATTACTGGCTGCGGAGCTCCTTTCAATGGCACTCACACAGTAACCGATGACCAAATTTCAGATTATGTATTTACAGTCGCAATCACCAATGCAGACATATTGGAAAAAAATATCATCCCAGCAGGAAACGCTGCGCTATCTGGATTATCGACCTATGTCGGAAACCCCAATGCTGAAGCTGCTATTCTGGCTATCTCCGTTGAAATCTTCCAATCCAGAACCGCCGCTGGTGGATCAATTGAAGGCGTAGATTTCGCAGTTACTCCTTACCGCCTATCTAAGAATTTACTTGCCAAAGTAACTGGCTTACTCGGCCCTTATCTTGATGTTGAAACTATGGTGGGCTAATGCCAGCATCAACAATTGCCACAGATGTTAGAGGCGCGATTAAGACCGCTTTGGCTGGTGTCAGCGCTAATATCTATGATGCAGTTCCAGAAGCACCTATAGTCCCAGCAATTGTAGTTGTCCCAGATGCGCCTTATATGGAGCTCGAGGTCTTAGGCAAATCAACTACTCGAGTCAAATTAAATTACACTATTACCGCTTGCGTTGCGTATTTCAGCAACGCCGCTTCATTAGATAATCTGGAGCAATTAATCATTAGTATTCTTGGAGCGCTAAACGCTTCCAAGTATGAGTTATCGACAGTCGATAGGCCGTCAGTAACAACAGTAGGAACGACCAATTTATTGGTTGCAGACATACGCTTGAGCGTCCGCTACGAGCAAACCGCATAGGAGACCCAAATGCCAACTACAGTAATAACTGGGCGCGATGTAACCTTTACACTCGATAGCGCTGCTTATGATGCCCAGGCAACTAGCGCAGTATTAAGCTGCGAGACAATTATCGAGACCTATCAGACCCTTGATGGTCGCGCCTATAAGTCCGTTGATAAGCAATGGACATTTTCTATTGAACTGCTACAGGATTGGGGAGCTGCTAGCTCACTATTCGAAGCAATGTGGGCTGATGCTGAAACAGCACCTAACACCACACTTGCAGTTTCATTTACAGCCGTAACTGGCGCAGTATTTGCTTTCAATGTATTGCCAATCTTCCCAGCAGCAGGTGGCGCAGCTCCAGGAGCGCTAACAGATAGCTGGACAATGACAGTCGTTGGAACACCTACAGAAACCTTTAGTTAAGAGATCGGAGCATCGGGAGCTATGAAACTATCAATCACAATTGAATATAACTCTGGCGAGTCAGCAACTTATATTGCTCAACCGCCAGAATGGGCTAAGTGGGAAAAGGCAACTGGACACACTATTACCAAAGCTCAAGAAAATATAGGAATCTGGGACTTAATGTTCTTGGCCTATAACGCTCACAAGCGCGAAAACGCTGGTAAGCCAGTAAAGAGCTTTGAAGTATGGATGGAAACAGTTGCCGACATTAAGACAGGCAACGATGACCCAAAAGCCATCAGCCCGACAGCGTAAGGCGGCTACTTGTAATAGTTGCTCTTAAGACTGGTATCCCGATGCAATATTGGGATGATTGGGACGATGTAGCAACGGCAGTCGAGCTGATAAAGGAGATGAACAAGGATGGCTGAAGAAGTCGCAGCATTTGACCGCACCGAGCTGCGCCAAGTTTATAAAGCCTTCTCAGTTCTAGGCGATGAGGCCAAAGCCGAGGCTCGTCAAAGTTCTAACGCTCTTGCTACTTATCTGCAAAAACAAATCGCTATTTCTGCAGCCTCTAGAACTAAAGGGCAAAAGGCAATTGACAGAATTGTTAGCGGATCTAAAGTATCTAAGACTAGCACTACTGGCGAAATCAAATATGGCTTTGCTAGTCAAAGATTTAGCGGTGGCGCTAATACTCAAATGCTTTGGGCTGGTTTTGAATTTGGCTCAAATAAATTTAAGCAATTTCCTGCTTACTCTGGCAGACAAGGGCGCGGCTCTCGCGGATGGTTTATTTATCCAACATTACGCCAAGAACAGCGCAACATTGTGGCACAATGGACTGCAGCATTTAACAAAATTTTAGATAAGTGGGGCATAAGTGGCATCTGATTCAAGAGCCTTAACGCTCAAACTCTTAGCAGACACAGCAGACTTTCAAAAGAAGCTAGCGGCTGGTTCTAAAGATATTGATTCTATTGGCGAACGCGCTAGTGAATTTGGTAAAAAGGCCGCTATTGCTTTTGCAGCTGCAGGCGCAGCAGTTGGCGCATTTGCAGTCAGCGCAGTTAAAGCAGCAGCCGAAGATGAAGCTGCTCAGCTAAAACTCGCCGAGACAATTCGCAGCACAACAGCAGCAACCGATGCCCAAATTGCTGGAGTTGAAAAATATATAACACAAACTTCAATTGCTGCTGGCATTACTGATGACCAATTGCGCCCAGCTTTTAGTCGATTAGTCCGCTCGACCAACGATGTTGAGGATGCTCAGAAACTACTAAATTTAGCATTAGATTTAACAGCAGCAACAGGCAAGCCATTAGAAACAGTTACTAATGCTTTAGGTAAAGCCTATGACGGCAATACAACAGCACTTGGCAAATTAGGTCTGGGCATTGATGCAGCTGATCTTAAGTCGCAAGATTTTGATACAACAGTCCAACAACTTACTGACACCTTTGGCAATTTTTCAGAAAACGCAGCACAAAGCACACAGGTTCAAATGGAGCGCGTCAAGATTGCTCTTGATGAAGCTAAGGAATCTATTGGAGCTGCTTTGCTCCCAGTTGTCCAAGAATTAACCGCTTGGATATTAGAAAACTTTATTCCAGCTTTAGATGCGTTTATAGCTGGCTTGACAGGATCTGGTGGACTTGATGAATCTTTGACCGATTCACAACAAACAGCCGTTGAATGGGGCAAAAAGGTTAGAGGTTTTATTGACACAGTAATTGAATTACAGGATGAATTAATAGTCTTGGCTGGAGTCATAGCTGCGGTTTTTGTGGCAAATAAAGTTGCCGCTGGAGTTACCGCCATTATCTTATTAATCAATGGTTTGATAAAGGCTTACAATTTATTAAAAGGCAGTGCAATAGTCGCTGGTATAGCGCAATCCTTTGCTATAAATCCATTGCTGGGCGTTGGAGCAACGGCAGTAGGTGCAGCCGTTCTATCTGCTGCAAATGCCATTGGAAGAAGCAATGACACTCCAGAAGCAAAAGCGCCACTATTCTTTCCAGGTGGTGGCACAGGGATAAGTGCAGCTGGTGAAGTAAATGATGTAAGAAATACAACGCGCTCTAATTTAACTTCTTCGCGAGTAGGTGGCAATCCAGTTAGCGGACGAATTTCAAGTAGTTCAGCAAATCCTAGGCCTACTTTAATTGAAGAAGTTACGCAAGCAAATTTTATTAAAAGAATTGCAGGGACAGGATCATTTGATGTCGGTGGCTTTAGACAAGCTGATGAAAGAGGCAATGTTGTAATTAATGTCAATGCGCCATCGGTAATTGATGAAGAAGGATTTAGCCGAGCAGTTATTTTGGCATTAAATAACTCACAAAGTAGAACTGGTTCTGGCGCAAGCCAGTTTAATCAATGACCGCTTGGAGCCCCGTTTATCGGGTTAAAGTAAATAACTCAGAGGTTACTAGCGCCACCCTAAGCGGTCTCACAATAAGATCTGGCAGGGAAGATATTTATTCGCAGCCAAACGCTGGTTATTGCAATTTGACGTTGATTGAAACTGCAGAAACAGTAGTTCCTTTTGAAATAAATAACACAGTTACCATCGAGGTTCAAGATTCAACAAATACTTTTGTGCCGTTATTTGGTGGATTTATAACGGATTTAGGAATTACAGTTCAGGCATCTGGATCTACAGCTTTAACCCAAAGGATTCAAATAGTAGCCGTAGGTGCACTAGCTCGCCTTAATCGAGCAGTTTATGTTGGCAACTTTGCTCATCAATTTGATGGGGATAGGATTAAGGAATTAATCAGTCAAGTTCTTTTTAGCCAATGGGATGAGATTCCAGCTAGCGAAACTTGGGCTGGATATACCCCAACGACCCAATGGCAAGATGCTGAAAATAGTGGGTTAGGCCAAGTCGATACTCCAGGAGATTATGAGCTGCATTCTGAAAATGGAATAGACGATACGCTTTATAACTTGGCTGCTCGATTCGCACAAAGCGGCCTTGGTTATTTGTATGAGGATTCTCAAGGTCGCATTGGCTATGCCGATTCAACGCACAGAGCGCAATACCTTAGTGCAAATGGATATGTCGATTTAGATGGCAATCATTCAATTGGCCCTGGTCTTTCCATTGTAAAAAGAGCTGGAGATGTCAGAAATGAAATTACTTTAACTTATGGCACTTCAAATCAAGAGGTAACAGATCAAGATTTAGATTCAATAAACACCTACGGCTTATTGGCTTCAAGCATACAAACCACTTTAAGGAATCAAATTGATGCCGAATCGCAAGCTGCCTTTTATCTGCTCATTCGAGCTTATCCACAATTTTCTTTAAGCCGAATAACCTTCCAATTGACCAATCCTGCCATCGATGACTCAGACCGAGATAATTTAATTAACGTCTTTATGGGGGAAGCTTTAAATATTAACAATTTGCCAGCCAATATGGTCGATAGCCGCTTTTCGGGCTTTGTAGAAGGTTGGACTTGGACGGCCAGCCTAAATGAGCTAAGACTTGAGCTTAATGTGTCCCCGATTGCCTATAGCCTTCAGGCGTTCAGATGGACTTCCGTCCCAATTACAGAGACTTGGAATACCATTGACCCAACTTTGGAATGGTATAACGCTACAATAGTGGCTTAAGGAGAATCAATGCCAACGACAACAAATTATGGCTGGACAACGCCAGCTGATACTGATCTAGTTAAAGATGGTGCTTTGGCTATCAGGACGCTGGGCTCAGCTATTGATACGACAGTCTATGATAATTATCTTGCAGGTTCTATGATTAGCATTGCTTCGGGAACTATGGGCAACTCGACAACTATTTCAACAATTCCTGCAACCT